ATTTATGATTTAAATCCAGATGTTTATGAAAAGGTAAGCGTTGAAAAAATAAATGAAAATGAGGTAATTGCTACTCTTTTAATGAAACATTTCTTTGAAGATTTAGGGTTACCACAAAGGTTTTCATTTATTCGTATGATAAAAATAGAAGAAGAGAACAAAATAATATTTAAATCTAAATCTATTAAAACTCATCGTCCTCCTAATATGCCAGAAGATGCTGAATTAATGGCTATTCAAGACCTAACAAGTATATGTAATATAATTACGCCACATAAAATTGATTTTTCGTTTAATATTATTTTTGAACAACATATGAATGTCCCGCCTTTTGCTGAAAAAATGGTGGGAATGATAATACATAAAATATTTAAGCGTGTAAAACAATTTATAGAAAACGTCCGGTTATAATATAATGATTAAAAATCTAAAAGGAATTTTATTTTTAATAAATGTGCTTTTTATTTTTGGAAAAGAATCTCTACTTTATTTAATATTTAAGGATTATTCATCCTTTGTCGAAAGATTAGCATTAGAGTTGTCTTCAATTAATATTTTATGTGTTAAAATATTTCAAGCCTTTGCCTCAAATAATAGTTTAATTGATGAAAAAACAAATAATAAGCTTCTTCAATTTACTGATAATGCTCCATGGAATTATTCTGATATTGAATTACAAGATTTAATTGAAATTTCTGATAAATACAACCTACAATTAAAATCTGGGTACGAAATACCGATTAATGCTGGAATGATCTCACTTGTTTTTAAAGCATACAAAAGAGATAATTCTTCTGAACCTGTTATAATTAAAATTAAACGTAAAAATATTCAACAAAAACTAGATGATGCTATTGAAAAACTATTATTTTCGATGTATTTATTATCTTTTATTCCAATTTTTAATAAATATCAATTAGCTGAAGTTGTAAATAAAAATATTGAAATTATTCGTCATCAAACAAATTTTTTGGAAGAAGTTGATAATATGACTCTAATTAAAAATAATTGTAAAAATTTAAAATATGTTAGAATACCATCAGCAAATAGATCAGTTACTGAAGAATATCCTAATTGTATTTTGATGGATTATATTGAAGGTATTAAAATTAATCAAATTAAAAAAGAAGATTACGAAGGATTTGCTAAACAAGTTATGAAATTTGGTTTTGTAACTTCAATAGTACATGGTGTTACACATGGAGACTTACATGGAGGTAATATATTATTCATTAAAGACAAAAATGATGAAAGATATCCTTACAAAATAGGTGTTATCGATTTTGGTATTATTTATGAACTTGATTCACAATATAAAGGATTGGTTTTTGAAATGTTAACACAAATGTTCGAATCGCCTCCTAGAGAGTCAGCAGTTAAATTATTAAATTCTGGTATAATTGATCCACCAAATATTCTTCAACAAATTCCAAAAGATGACTATGAAAATATTATTGCTTTTACATCTGAAATTATTGATGAAACGGTAAATATCTCCAAAAAAGCTAATCAAATTCAAATTTATAAATTTATTTCAAAATTAAAAGAATATTTAAGTAATTCTGTTCTTTCAAAAATTGGTATAAGACCTAGCGATAACTTTGTTAAAACTCAACTTGTTTTAGCTATGTCACATGGTGTAACTCTCACATTATGTAACGACGATTTTATGGGATTGGCTGATAAAGTGATTAACGAATTATTTCATACAAATATGATAATAGAATAGTTTAGTTATCATACCCCCATGGCCATATTAGTACTGTTCCTGGTAGCACATAATCTATAGTTATATCTCCTGCGTATTTTTGTTTATAAAGAGAAATTGTTGCTGCGTAAATATTACCAACATGTTTTTCATTTTTTAGATATTTATATCCTTCATTTATTGTTTTACCTGATGTAACTAACTCATCAATTAAAATTACATTTTTACCTTCTAATAATTCATCAATTCCTTCACATACAGTAAATGTACCCAAATCATTAAAGATATTTTTTTTTATTATATCATTAATAGCATTAGTAGGTTGTTTATCACAATTGTATTCACTTCTAGATAATTTAATCTTATAATTTGGAATACCTAGTTTGAGGGAAATATAATCTGATATAATTGCTCCTCCAGTTTTTATTCCGACAACAGCATCATAGCTCTCTCCTGAGTGTCTTATTCGTTCAATAATAACATCTAAGTGTTTTTCTAATTGTTCCCAGCTAATAAAAGTTCTGTTTTGAATAATAGCGTTAGCATATATTGATCCAATTTTAGAGTATATTGGACTATCTTGTTTCTTTTTTATACTTTCTATCATTTTTGGGTCTACCCAATTTGGAATTGGGGCTTGTATTTCCTTATCAATTTTATAAATACATAATAGTGACAATATTAAACCAATACTTAAAACAATTAAAAATGAATAAACAGAAAGATTAAAATGATGATATAATAAAGTATACATATAACCGAAAGATATACCCGCTAACACTTGAGACAATGTATGCATATTAGATGTAATTCTTTGACCAGAAACTCCTATTATTAATATTAAACACAACCACAATGGGATAAAACCATATAAATACAATAATGATGACAATATAGTAATTGTTTCAGCGTGCCCTGAAGGCATGCCTATACATCCTAGAGGTTGAGTATCTAAACAACTTGAACAATTAATTAGTGGTCTTTTTACTTCTTCATAATTAAAATAACTTTCGCTAAAAATTTTTTCTAAACCATTTTGAATAAAGTAATGATATACGCAAACAATAATTATTAAAACACCAATATTAAAATACTTATTTAATTTCATTAATATATAATGATATTAAATTTTTAATAAACATTTTTATCAATTGTTACCTCTTTTGCTATATTTCGAATTATTTTATCTTCTTTTTCTAAATCATTGTCACCTGAACCTCCCATTGACTCAACAATTAGTTTATTATATTGATCAGAATACTTAGAATTATATTTTCCACAATCTGGATGTTCTTCTTTAAATTTTGGTAACAAACGTTGGTTTTTACATGCTACCTTTTTGATAATTTTTCTTATCTTCTTTTTCTCTTCATCTTTTTCCCATTTATCTTCATCTTTAATATATAAAATTTCTCTCTTCTTGTCGGCACAATGAATCGGTCGTTTATTTTCTTCAAGTAAATTAAGATTTTTAACTATTATATTAGATATTCCGTTAACGTATCCAATTTCACCTACATTTTCTAAATCGGACAACTGAAGTTTAAGCGATTCAACAAAATCTGTAATATTCATAGCATCTTTACATGTTTCGTTTAAAAATACATTAAGATTAAATGTTTTATTATTTGAATTAACGTTATGTGAATTTACAGTATTAGTAATTGGTTGTATTTTTTGACATACATCCAATACCATATTTTTTAATTCAGAATTTTCTTTAATTAACATCATAATAAGCTGTTTATCTGAAGGTTCTTCCTCTTTCTCTAGAGTACTATTGTTATCTTCACTATTATAGTCACATGTTTGTTTATGTCTCCATAAACTTGTGCGACTATTACACGTGTAACTACAATTACATTCAAATTTAGGGGTTTTTTGGGGAGATTCGGGGTAATTTTGTTTCAAATTTGTTTCACATTGATGTTTTGATGTCAACGTATGTCGACCGAAGTCCTTTTTGTTACTGGTTTTGAAGTCACATTTTTCACAAAAATATTGGGGTTTTTTTGGGGTTTTTTTTGTTTCAATTTGTTTCATATTGTTTCATTAGAAAATATTTCTAAACCTTTTTTTAAATAAAAATAAAAAAATTACAGTCACAAATTTATAATTATTTTTTTGGTACTCAGATGCTAATTTTCAATTATGGTCTCACAATTGCATTATTTGAGGTAAAATATCCAAGGTTTTCATTTTTGGACAAAAAAAATGTCCAATTTTCACTTTTCAAAAAAACTTTCCCCGAAAAATTTAAAAATTCGATACTACATGTGAAGGTAATTTTTTTAGTGCCTTTTTTCAAGTTTTAGTGTTTTCCCCTTCATTATGTAGTGTAATCTTCTTTAAATAGTGATTTTAAAATTAAATTGAAACAATTTAAAGAAGCATAAACAACAAATATAAGACAAATATGCAGCAAACTATCGACAACGTTAATTATAGGTTTATACCATCAAAAGTAACATCATTTGACAGTATAATTAAAGAAAAGAAGATCATGGAAAACGATATATATGAGAAATATGAAGCAAAAGCTGAAATAACTGGCGAACTTATTATATGTAAAGATGTTACGCAAATGAAACAACGTGTTAAGAGATTGGTACAAGAAGATTATAAAACCTACTTACAAACATTAGATAAGAGAGATTACAAAAAAGATATTTGGATTTATAATATTATTGATGGTATTTCAGAACAAGAATCTATTTTACATAAAGACGACAAATGTATTGTTTTTGTAAATTATTTTTGGGATGGAAAAGATATTGATAAGCTACAACTGCTCTGTATGCCAATGGATACGACTTTACGTTCTATTAGAACATTAGATGCGTCTCATGTATCTCTTCTAGAACATATGAAACAAGTTACTCTACAAGTCATTAGAGAGAAATATGGACTTGAAGAAGAATATATTAGAATGTATTTTCATTATGAACCATCCACATATCATTTACACATTCATTTTGTAAATACAGCTTCAAATCAACTACATTCTTCTGTAGAATATTCGCATGAACTTAATAGTGTTATATTTAATTTAAAAATGAACTCAGACTATTATAAAATTATTAAATTAAATATCAGGGTTTAGGGTTTAGGGTTTATTTATATGTTTTTTCCTTATGACAATTTTTACATAGTAATTGTAACTGCGACTTCTCTTTATGATATTCTTGAAATGCTAATTTATATTGTTCATCTTCTTCATGAAATATATATTGACAAGTTATAGGATGTTTTTTAAATTTTAAAGGATTGTTATCTTTCCAACTATCATTAAATTCTTGAAATATTATACTAAAATCTAAGACATGATCTATATCAGCCTGACGATTTATTTTTGGTTCACCGCATTTATTACATTCAGTATTATTATACCAACATTCTTCTCTTTGATTATTAATTGACTCTCTACAAGCAGATGTTAATTTATAATGATATGTATCGCCATCTTTACCATC